TGTGTACTTTGATTATGATGTATTGACTATAAATAAGATTTCGTTGCTTATTATAATGGTCGACTCAGAACATTGTACTAGAAGTCCCGGGGAATCGGTGAATAGACCTCGTTACACCGTCAACCTATATGTGTTGCTCTTTCTTTTCTTTTACGCTAGACATATTCTTTCAGAGTTAAATGATGAACTTGCTGACGATTTCGGCAGGATTATGCCTATACCTGGCTATCAGTCGCTCTTCAACGCTTTTGTTCTTATGCTTGTGTCTGGGGGGACTATTGGAGTGGAAGTTAGCACTGTACCTCTTCGCAAGAAGGCTCGAGATTTATTTGCCAATTTTCTTCGCGATACAAGATTGGTGTATATTGGTATTCATGACATCAAGCTGACTAATGTGACTGGTGTCCTCCATCCTGTAGATAACTTCTTGAAGCACATTTATGATCGTAATTTTCCACGGCAGGCTGCAATAGCTTTTTCCACGTATAAACGCACTAACCCAACACTGGATCTTCGTCTTAATCAACTAGAAAAATATGCTGAACCGCATGTTGAGTCTATTCCAGTTAAAGAGCTGGAGCTTCAAATGGACCAGTTGTTAGATGAGGTGTTCAGTAGTGAAGGGTTTTCTGATTTTGCTAGTCAGGCGATCGAGTCGGTTAAGTTTAGGAATTTTGAGTCCTTGAACATCGATTACTCGTCCGCGTCTGGTTATCCTTTCAGGCAGGGTCGGAAGAAACGTGAGGACAAATTTGAAGCCGAGCAGGCAGCTGTCCATATGCTTGATGATGATTGCGCCTTTGATTCGTATGTTTCATCTCACGCTTGGTACACAACCGGCCGCGCTAAGCTTCAAGAAGTTGCCGATCCTGACGCCGGTAGATTGATTATTTATGCTGGTTATTCTTACTTGTTGATGGCTATGCTGAGCTTGCAATACTGGTGCCATTTCATGAACAGTACTATGGATTGGTGTGGCGTCGGTTTTTCTTGGATGCATGATGGCGCCGGGAAGTTTGCACGCCATTTCGACGCTGACTGTGGGTTTGCTCCGAAGGGATTTAGGTATGTGTCTCTTGATATCAGTGGATGGGACAATAAACTGCATCATTCGTTAATGATGCTATTGAAGCCTTTCTACTGTCGTCTTTTTTCCAAAGTTGGGTTGCCGCAGAATTATGTAGAGAAATTGTGTAAGTTGGTACACGCTATGGTTGAGGCCTTCGTACTTTTCCCTATGGGTCATTGTTTTAAATTGACTCAAGGAATGAAGAGCGGTTGGGCTGCAACCGCCAATGACAATACACTGCTTCATGAGCTCGTCATGCGCGCCATTATGAGTCGCGTGGGGTTTTTGAAACATGTATTGTATGGTGATGACAACTTTATGCTTGTACCTGATCATGTTACCGATGAAACTTTAGTATGCGAGTACGCTCGGTTTGGTTTAGCTGTCAAATACATTCATTCTTCGCGTTGCATCTCTGATGTGGATTTTTTATCGAAGCACATTATCTATCGTGATGGCAATTATTATGTATTTCGTGAAGCTGTAGAGACGCATGCACGGTTGTTGATGCCTGAGGAGATGGATCCACGTCGTCGTGATCGTCCAGATCCGGTTATTGCTGTTGAACGCGTATTGGGTCATCTTTTGGACAATCCATTCAACGGTGATGTCCGGCGTACTTGTATCAGCATCCTTGAACGCTTACGTGATCATTATGAAGTCGATTACATTCAGGTTCACGATGGCTTGATCAGACAGCATCCGTGGAGGAATTTTGATGTTTCTATGATTCCGAAGAAGTTTCCCACCGTTCCATCATTTGGGTTTATTGAAGCTTTGTATGGCGTGCCCATTGTTCGCAATTTGCGTGTCGTTTGGCCGAAGTCGCCGGATTTTATTATTTATAGTGGCGTTCAGAGTTATGATGCTACTTTGTATAAAGCCGCTGCCGACTTTGTCAACGATGTCCATTTTCAGTTGGACAATGTCGCTAAGCGCAAGGCTAGGTCAATTGTAAAGCGTATTTCACCATACAAACAGCCAAACCGTTGTTATGGATTTCATGCAGCCCGTTTCGAGTTTGCCATAAAGAAATTTGGGATTAGGTTTGATACTCTTCTTGATCTTGGTTCTCACCCAGGCGCATGCGCTGCGTCGGCAACGAAATATTGTAGTTCTGTTGTGTGTGTTTCGATGAAACCAGACCGTGATAAACGTGCATTTTGTCCGTACATTGCACGTGGGTCTGATGTTCATTGTATTCAGGCAAACGCTGATCATTTTGTTCCTCGCCGCCATTTTGATTTGCAGCACGATGATGTTGACATTGTTGGTGTCCGCTCTGTGGCTGATGACATTGAGATTGGGCTTGGTATGATTCGCCGCGCTAGGATGAATCATAAGTGGGTTTATCAGGCTTTGTTTACACTTAAGGAAGTTAATTGGCATACGACTGAAGATTTGTATGATTTGTACAAAGAATATGGCCACATTGATTTTGTTAAGCCATTGTTTTCCAACCCGTGGAAGAGTGAGTTCATGGTGTATGTCCGCAAGGAGAAGACGCCACGGATGAGAAAGTCAGTTTTTGTTCGGCAGTATTACGGTTTTTTGAATTCAATGGGTCCGCAGCTTTTTAAATGGGGTGAATTGTTGCTTAATGCAATTTCCGATTTTCGTGGAGCTGAATTCATTGAGCCGAATATCAATCAGACTGATTCATTTGAGGAGGATTGGCTGTTGCCATGGGATCGGGGACCTGAACACGTAACTTTGAACGAGTGTAGTCCCATTGGTGCTAAAGCGCATCTGACAGATCTTGACGAAGTCTCTTCAGTCGTCTGTCAGCCTTCGTATTAACCATTTAGGTTGAGATGTTCGGGGTGAAACGCCCCACACCCTAGTAGACCAAGGCTAGGCATCTTTTGCATATATTTGTTTGTTTACTACATGTCCAGATAGCAATGTCGAGTGGCATGTGGGTTAAAAAAA